GGTAAAGAATAGCAATTGGGAAACCCCTCCTCCCATATCTTCATTGCGTGAGTCAGGTGCTATTGAGCAGGATGCCGATCTTATACTGATGCTGTGGGGTGCGAATGAAACCGAATTATCTAATGATAAAAGTTACGAGAGTAAGCGGCGGATAAGGATAATGAAGCAGCGTAATGGTATGCTGCTTACCTGCGATTTGGATTTTAAGAATGAGATTCAGCTATTTCAGAGTATGTCTGAAATAAATAAAGATGAAGTATTTTTTTAACCCATATATTTGTAAACCAAAAACCTAAAACCATGAACAAAGATTATCTGCAATTCCTACAAAGGAAACAAAAAACCCATGTTAATTCAGGCTTTGAAATTTCAGAAGATGCCCTTAATGGCTATTTATTTGACTTTCAAAAGTTTATTGTAAAACGTGCATTAAAGGCCGGCAAATATGCAATCTTTGCCGACTGCGGACTTGGTAAAACTTTGATGCAATTAGAATGGTCTCGTCAGGTATTTATCAAAACAGAAAAACCAGTATTGATATTAGCACCGCTTGCCGTTGCAGGACAAACAATAAAGGAAGGTAATAAATTTGGTATCAATGTACAAAAATACGATAATGAATCACCAATACAAATCACTAATTATGAGCAATTGGAAAATATAGATTGCTCACAATTTGCTGGCATAGTACTTGATGAATCTTCAATACTTAAAAACTTTGAAGGACAAATAAAGAAATTTATAATTGATAAATTCAAAGATACTCCATATAAGTTAGCTTGTACAGCGACTCCTTCACCTAACGATCCGATGGAATTAGGCAACCATTCAGAGTTTTTGGATGTAATGAGTCGAAATGAGATGCTTGCCATGTACTTTGTGCATGATGGAGGGGAAACGGCAAAATGGAGATTAAAAGGTCATGCAATTAAATTGTTCTATCAGTTTGTAGGATCATGGGCAATAATGCTGAATAAACCTGCTGATATAGGGTTTGCTATGGATGGGTATAATCTGCCAACACTTAATCTAATTGAAAAGGAAATAAAAACTAAAAAGCGGGATAATGGATTACTTTTCAATGATGCCATAATATCGGCTACTAACTTTAATCAGGAATTAAGACTAACAAAGATTGAAAGATTAGATGAAGCGGCAAAGATTGTAAATGATTCAGAAGAAAACTTTATCATATGGATAAAGCAAAATGAGGAAGGTGAATTGCTTAAAAAATTGATTCCAGATGCAATAGAAGTAAAAGGATCTGATGCGCCTGAATATAAAGAAAAGATGCTATTAGGATTTGCTAATAATGAATTTAGGGTACTTATAACAAAAACCAAAATAGCACAATTCGGACTTAATTATCAGAATTGCCGTAATCAAATATTTGCATCATTGGATTTTAGCTTTGAGGGATTGTATCAGGCTATACGCAGATCTTATAGATTTGGGCAAAAGAATGAAGTAAATATATTTTTAATTACTACCGATACCATGAAAAATGTTAATGAATCTATTAACCAAAAACAAAAACAATTTGAAATTATGCAAAATGAAATGAGTAATGCTATTAATGAGAATCTTAATGGCAGTAAAATGACAATGGCAAATTATGACATTAATGAAGAAACTAATGAATGGTATAAAATTAAGAGGGGCGATTGTGTTCAATTAATATCTCAATTAGAATCTGAATCTGTTGGCCTTAGCGTATTTTCTCCGCCATTCGCAGAACTTTATACTTATAGTAGTCATGTTGAGGATATGGGTAATTCAAAAGATTATAATGAATTCCTGACTCAATTTGGATATTTAATAAAAGAACTTTATCGCATCATGAAACAAGGCAGAAATGTATGCGTTCATTGTATGGATCTTCCAATACAAAAAGGTAAGGAAGGTTTTATCGGACTTCGTGACTTTTCAGGCATGATATTAAAATCTTTTGAAGATGCAGGTTTTATTTATGCATCAAGGGTTACAATATGGAAAGATCCAGTTGTAGAAATGCAAAGGACTAAGGCACTCGGATTATTGCATAAACAGGTAAAAAAAGATTCGACAATGAGTCGAGTAGGTATTCCTGATTATGTTATGATATTCAGAAAGGATGGAGAAAGAACTGATCCTGTAACTAATACTAATTTAAGCGTTGACCTTTGGCAGAAAATAGCATCACCGGTATGGATGGATATTAACTATTCAAATACATTACAAGGTTATCGTAATGGCAGGGAAGAAAATGATGAAAAGCATATTTGCCCTTTGCAATTAGATACTATTGAAAGATTAATTTTACTTTATTCAAATAAAGGAGATACGGTATTTACACCTTTTATGGGTATTGGTAGTGAGATATTTCAGGCAGTAAAAATGGAAAGGAAAGGTATTGGATTTGAATTAAAAGAAAGTTATTATGATTTGGCAAAGGCTAATTTGAAAGCAGCCATAAGTGAAAAAGCGCAGGTAAGTTTATTTTAACCTCATTGCCGCTTAAATATAATTTAACCGTTAGTAAGTTATTTGTATTTAATGGGGGCGGCAATATATTAGCCGAGTGAAATATCTCGGCTTTTTTGGTACATATAGTACCGATATAACTTAAAAAGTAAACTTTATGAGTAGTATAAATCAGCTTCAGCTTTCCGCCTTGTAATCAAACCATTTAGTACTTTGCCGCCTGACTTTGTCCATCTATTAAACTCATCCCGTATAGTCGCATCATTAGGATTTGCATTGACCTTTTTAAGTAGTGTGCTTTTGGCTAAATTGCCTGCCCCTACATTGAACGCAAAAGATGTTAAGGCCCCTAACTGATTTTCATTTATTTCGGACTTCACTAACTTTTTAATCTCTGCCTCAAACTTTTGAACGACAAAAAATAACAATCTATCCGCCCGATCTAATGTAATCTTATCTCCTTCCTGAACCTTACTGCCGTTCTCATAAAAGGTATTACCATAACCGATTGTCCAAACATTTGCAGGACATAGATAAGCACGTAACTTCAACCCCTCAAACTTTCTGATTATCGGTATTCCTTTGTTCATAATCCTTTATCAATTTAAGCAGTTTCTTTTGTGAGGCTAAAATAACCTTATAAGCGTAACTCTTAACGATGTTCATCTCAACAAGCTCATCATCATAAGTCCTAAATTCAGAATCGCTTATATCAGATATAGTAGCAAGCAATGTACACTGACTCTCAATAATTTGCAACAGCTCATTATCCGTTGGTAAAAAGTCCGCATGTATAGTTGCTTCTTCCATCATAAGATTTTACCCTTATAAATACGATAATTCCGCACTTCAAAATCTTTGCCATTGTCAGATAAATCGACCATTCCCATCCCTTGCCCCCAACGATTCAAAGGCATATAAGCTGGGTTTAATTCACAAAGACAGCCGACTGACCATGTAGTAACTATATCACCATTCATATCTGTTTCGGTATGTTCTGAAACCTGATGATTATGGCCTTGCATAGCAGATACCTTGCCCTTCATATACAAACCCCTCGCAATGTTTACAGGGCTGAAAACTGAAGGATATTCGTGGCCGTGAATAATATTTAACTTATTTGCCTTTATTATTCGCTTTTCGCCTACTACATCCATCCCCCTATCCTTAGCCTTCAAAAGATGCTGAAGCTCAAATTCAGGTATGCCTAAAAGTTCAGGAGCTTTCTGCATAAGATAATGCTCATATCTTTCGTCATGATTGCCTAACTTATAAATAATCTTTGCGTTAAATTGCCCTAATACATCCAAAAGCTCATTAAGTGCCTTTAATTCGTGCGCCAACGATCTTTTGCGTGGATCTTTCATAAATCGGGAAAGGCCGTAAAAATCGACTGTATCGCCGTTAAGGAGTATCGCATCAGGCTTCTCCTCGCTAATTTTATCAAATGCTGCCGTTAATGCGGCAATAGAATGATACGGTACGTGTATATCGGAAAGTACGGCCAGCTTCTTAGCTTTCAAAATATATGGCTCATATTTGCTTTCGTCTGATTCAGGTAGTTTCCAGGGATTTTTAGGGCGTTCCCCATTAAGTAGCATAGATTTATCTTTTATTAATTTTCTATTTTCTTTTCCGGTTTTGCCTTCAATATATCTTAAAGAATTACGTGCATGATCGACACATGAAAAAACCTCTTTATTTTCATTGTACATAACCCTTGCAAGGGTAAGCGTTGGCATTTGCATACCATACTTTCGCCTATATTCACGGGCTATATCTCCTTTATTCATTCTATTATTTTATCAATGTCAATGCCATTATCTTTTGCTTCCTGCCATAACCATTCCCAAATATCATCTATTGTCGTACCATGCTCAAACCTGCGTTTGCCATTTAACAATACCTCATGAATAAAGCAGGCCATACCCAGCGAAGCGTTTGCCCTACGGTAAGCCATCTCATCATCATGATTATCCAGGTCATATTTAATAGATGCTTTCGGCATTATAATGGTTTGATAAACCTAATTATAACTTTACGGAATGTCAAAATAATAGATATAATAACTAACCAAATTAGTTCATCCCTTTGCCGTTTATATTTATCGCATTTGTCAGTCAATAGGTTGACTTTTTTAATCTCATTGTCCAGTTTTTTATTTAATAAACTTGACAATTTTTGGCAGCTGTCAATGATTACTTGTTGCTTCGCTGTATTCTCCTGCGTCTTAATCACATATTTAACAGTCGGCTTGCATGGTATTTTTGTAATAACCTGCTTAATCTTTTCCACTTTTACCGTATCGCAGTTCGCCGATAGTAAACTATCTATCAATCCTGCCATATATTCAAACTCAATCTCGTACTGATGAAGTAGTGCAGTATCTGCAACAGTTACCGTTTCAATAGTTTCCTTTATTGGAAACCTTTGGGCGCACTCCTCAGCAGATGCTTCAGGTAGCTTATCCATCATCTTATGCAGCTTATTTGCAGGATTGCACGAAACTGCGAACAAGGAAATAATTATAAGTAATTTCTTCATATTAAAAAAATGAAAGCACTAATCCACTCATACCACCTGCAATAGTATATACTGCATCTCGGTAGTCAAACTTACCATAGTCCATCAAATCCTTTAACTCCTTTCCTATTGCCGCAGTTAATACCGCAGCAAGTACATATATCCATGTATGCGCAATATCCAATGCCTTAAAGGTTATTAAAGCAAAAAAGCTGACGGTTACGCCAGCCCAAAAGTGCATTTCTTTATCCCTCTCCATCTTGCTTCTTATCTGTTTTGGTAGCACCAAAGTAATAACCTATCACACCTGCCAAAGCACCTCCAAAGATAAAACCACCTGCCGTTAATACGAGATCGTGATTCTGCTCCGGGATAGGCTTTACCTGAAGTAAGTACATAAGCAAAAAGCAGCCGATAACGACAATAATTGCTATGCTGTTTCTGATGTCAGTCTTTGTCAGTCTTTTTAACCATTCGGGCATATATTCTATTTTTTAAATCTTTAATATTTTTGCACGCACCGGGAAAGTTACGGATGCCGATAATTATCTGTACTGATATTGATACGAAAAATAACAAATCATGCTTAGCTAAAAAGCCAATAACACTCATTATCCAAATCGTCACTATCTCAATTTTCGCATTCATTTTCTATTGCTTTTACATTGTGGTCCTTATCAATTGTATTTAATATCCATGCTAATCCTTTACCCATAATACTCAAAGTTTTTGTTTTCTCATTTTTACCCAACACATGAGAGATTGTCACATCTTCATTACCAAATCTGTAACCGCCATCCTTTATCAAAGTATCGTTAAATAAATCCCTGCAAACTACATTACCTAACTGGTCAATACTTTTCGCTACCTTGAATAAATACTCATTTATTGCTCGAAACAAAGAACTTATAATCTGATACCCAAAACCAATCGGCAGTATTATTATTGCCAGCACAATCGCAACAATTAATAATATAAAGCCTCTCATAAATCTTCATCTTCAGGCAACCACCCCCCCGCTTTCATCTGATCTATATTAAATACCGTTACATCGCTCGGGATGATATATTTAAACAAAAACATTTGCTGACTTTCAATAAACGCTGCCAACCCATCCTTTTCCACTTGTGATAATTCAGGAAGCAAAGCAATAAGATTAGTTAAATCGTTATCCGGATGCACATAAATAACCTGATTCGTATCTATCTGCAAAGCTGCGTTTACGGTATCAATATAATTAGGATCTTTTGTCGGGTGCTTAATCCATCCGAACAGATACAAAGTAGCATCGTTTTGTTGGTTAATAGGTCTTTGAATGCGGAACAACTCACGACTTATTGCGATTGCCCTTTGCTCACTTGTTAATCCTGCTTGAGGTAAAACCTTAATGTATTGAGCGTTCATTGTGAGTGAGGAAAGGATAAATAATATGATAAATAAATATTTCATTTTAGTAGATTGAATAAAATGAATTTATATTATTTGATATTGCAGTTCTATTCGCTGATTGATTAGACGAATAAAATATAACTTCTTGTTGGCTACCTAATAAAAATAATCCATTAGTGCCAGCTGCATTTGCAGCAGTGCCTAATCTTAATGAATGATTTGCATCTCCTACCGAAACAGATCCAGATGTTCCATTTAGATTAGACAAGGCGTTTGCATTTGTTGCAAAATAACTTCTATTTGCTAATGTCGCATTTGTTGGATCAGCAAATAAATATATTAAAAATTGAGTATTTGCAGCTGTAGATCCTGCATTTTGAACATGTGAACAAATTGCACTTGATCCATTAGCAATAATATGAACTAATACTCTATCTCTTGCAGCGCTCGATCTTGTGTCATGTGCAAAATATGCACCCCTTCTTGTTAATGTATTTGTTGTACCCCAAAAAATATAGATAGCTTCAGGATCTGTAACATTTCCTGCTCTTGCAACCATAAAATTTGTATAATTTCCAGATTGATGTAAAAAATTCCAATCTGCTACGGTTGATGTATTAAAATGATCATTAGTACCATCGTAAATAATACAAGGTTTTCCGTTCTGTCTATCTATAGTTCCGCCATTAACAATACGCGGCTGATTTGCTTGCGTTGTTTGCGTGGCATTTCTTGAATTTGTACTTTGATCATACCATATTGTAACAAATGCGCTGTTATTGCCTGCAAATGTTTTTAGTGCGGATGTATCTAATTCATTATTTACAAATCCAATATCTTGCTCTGGCTGCCCAGTTGTATCCTTTCTTACTCTTATGGCTGCGCCTGAGTATCCAAATCTAATTTTACGAATAGAATAAGCTGCAACTGCTCCTGCATATTGATCTAATAATAGATTACCGCCAACTGGTCTAGACGGCGCACTGGCATTTATAACAACCTGCGCTTCTGCTTTAAATAATCCAATTAATAATATCGTAAATATTAACCTCATTGCTTTCTTATTCTATATCCAAATAAAGTAAGGGTAAAATATGTCGGCTTTGTTGTAACCGCTGAAAAGCGAACGAATACAAAGTTAGCAGGTGGTATCTTATTCGTTGTAGCGGTTACGCTTGTTCCTGTTGTCAGGTTCGTAATTGCTGATCCTGTTGCAAGCCTTGTACCGCCTGCCGTTATGTTTAAACTATCATTAAACCAAACCTCCGGCGTTATGCTTGCAGATGTACCCTGCAATGCTACACGATAAGATGTGATAAACATTGTATCCGTTCCATCTAAATAAAAGCTACCTGCTAAAGTGGAGGTGCTAAATGCAGTCGTATCGCCTGCCGCTGCGCTTCCTACGTTGAAAACGGCAAGGGGTATTGTATCCTGTTTTAATACAACTTGTCTATTCTCCCAAATCTGTGAAGCAGTCGTATAGGTTATAGCATCACCCGATTTTGGCGAAGTTATTTTAACGTTATGCAGTTCGTCTAATTCCTGACCGTTTTGCGGCTTTACATAAATCAAACCATTGCCAGCGTTTGCCCTCTCAACTACACCCACGAAAACAGAATGATAAGGTGCTTCAGGCTTAACCTTTGTGAAGCCACCCGCCACGCTATCCAGCCATAAAATATCGCCCGCTGTATATGCACCTAAATTGATGCCGCTGACCTGCCCTTGCGTCGTAACCCATCCAGCTTGACCTGCTGCAATATCCGCCCTCACTATTCCTAAAGTTTTACTACTAAATGTATCGCTTGTATTCTTTGCCAACTTAACCGCTGCCCTGTCACCCGATGCGCCAAAGATATAAACGACCTGCCCCTTTGTAATCGTAACAGATTCGGCATTGGTTACATAGGCCTTTACTACTGTTGCAGTATCGCTTGCGGCAGCACCGCCTAACTTTATCCATTGCGTACCTGACCACGAATAAACCGAACTATCTGCAGCAGCATACCTCAATGCACCGGCACGTTTCCCATTGGTTGCAGATGTTTGCGGAAGTAAAAAAGTAGAATCAAATGCACCGCCCTTCCATTTATAATAGTTGTTAAAGTTCGTATAAAGAACTCCATCAATAGTCTGCCCATAGGCAAAATTGATAATCAGTAAACTACAAAAGAATCCTAATATTTTCGCCTTCATTGACAGAACCATTTATTGTTATTGTTTTTGTTGTTGCATTATGGGTAATATACCTGCGATCTGACCTCACCACATACGT